CAGCAACACTATAATGTTATTACTGGTAAAATAGAAGGTGGAGCTTCTACTCTTATTTCAAGGTCCAAGACCGAACATCGAACCTTAGAATACTGGGAACATCATCGTACACCAGAAGAACTAGCTGCCAATCCTAAACTTAAACCAACAATCAAGAAGTCTAGAACTATTGCTACAGACCATGTTGTAGAAATGGTTAAGGATGCTAAGACCCTTGGTTCTGGAACCCCTATCGAGAATATGTATGGCGATTATATCAACGCTCTTGGTAAGATGCGTGATAAAGCTAATACTGTTGTTAGTACAACGCCAAACATGACTATATCTAAAGAGGCCAAACTACAGTACAAGTCTCAAGTCGAGTCTCTACAGAACAAACTAAACATTGCTTTAGCTAACTCTCCTAGAGAACGTCAAGCACAGCTCATTGCTAACAAGGTAATTGCTGAGAAACGTGACCCTGACATGCAGAAAGACCAACTCAAGAAGCTTAAACAACAGGCTATTGCAGCTGCTCGTGTACGTACTGGTGCTGATGGTGCGTCTTCTAGGATTACTATTGAGCCTGACGAATGGAAAGCTATTCAGTCTGGTGCTGTAAGTACTAAGATGCTTACTGACATCATACGTTTCTCAGACTCAGATAGGCTTAAACAGTTAGCTACTCCTAAGAAGGAAGACTCTATCAGTCTATCTACAGCTAACAGAGCTAAAGGTATGCTTAAGAACGGTAGAACGTACGCTGAAGTAGCAGAAGCTTTAGGCGTTAGTGTGTCTACTGTACAGAACCTAGTCTAGAAAGGAGAACGCTATGGATGAACTAGATTACGTTAAAGAGACGTCAGTCGTTGATACTATGCTAACAACGTTTGACAACCCATACAATCCTTTCGATGACTATGATGCTTGGTCTCGTTGGGATACTGAACATGGCTACAACACACCAGAACTCTTAGCTGAAGTCATTGGTAACACTGATGATGCGTTAGATGAAGTTGAGATTGCTCAACGACAGGCTACTGCTATCAATTACATCATTGACGAAGGTCCAGTTGAAGATGTTTGGACAGTTTGTAAGCCTACAACACCAACACCTATTCGTCTACCAACAAATACACAGGAGACATAACTGCAGACCCATAGGGGGAGGGTCCGCAGAGAAACCCCACCCCCCTGCATCGCCCAACCACCCTAAAATATCCCCGGAGTGGGTTAAAACTCAGATTCTGGGATATTGAAGTGGGGTATAAGTATACGGAAAGGAGGCAAACCATGTCCCAAGAGATTGCAGAACACTTTCAAGCTCTTATACATTGGTTCTTTTCTCCTGAAGTTCTTTCTCAAATAGGTGTTTACATTGGTGTAGGCACATCAATTGTGGGTTTCGGCTCACGAGTATTCAAACGACTATGGTATAACCTAGAAAAGAAACAAAATGAAGAGATTGCTGGAATTAAAAACTCTTTGCATGCTTTAACCGTTAGCTTTCAAGAAATGCAACAGACACAAGAACGAGATTTCCTCCGTCTACAAATAGTCACAGGAATACAATCCCAACGATTATCCGTTTCCGAAATACTGTCGTTATACGATTCTTACGTTAATAAGGGTGGAAACTCATATATAACAAGATTAGTTAATGACTATATTGAAGAACAAAAAAATAAGGAGAATACTAAATGACAGTTGATAAAATTATTAACATTGTAACTTTGATTGTTTTTGTTGCGCCGATCGTTCTTGAATTGGTTAAGTATCTAGGTGCCGCTACACACAATAAATCTGTAACAACACTTGCTGAACGAGCAATGATTATTGTGTCCGCGCTAGATAATATGCTGATGCCTAATACTGAGAAGAAACGAGAAGCGTTAGATAAACTTTTGAGTTTTGCTAAAGAGACTAATGTTAATTTAACTGCTGCTCAAGCCGAAGATTATATCGAACATGCTGTTCGTGTACTTCGTGAGCTTCAGGAGAAACCGGAGGTAGTTGAAGATGCCTCGGAAGAAAAATAAAGACGACTATTTAATTCGTCAAGCATTTACCCCAGAAGGGAGAATGCAACAATTAACGAAGCAAGCATTCGATTTGGCGGAAAGACAGTTACAAGACGGAACTATTGCACCAAGTACATTAAATGCCTTACTTCGTTATGGTACAATCGAAAACGAAATCCAGTTGGAAAACTTAAAAGCTAAGAAGAAACTCAATGAATCTAAAATCAGTTTGATTGATAGTGAAGTAAAAGGAAAAGGAGATAGCGAAGCAGTAATAGCGGCAATTCGTGGTTATGCTCCGTCCGAATCCTTATGACATTATTAACAACCGATAGAACGATTCTACAAGATTTGAGTTATTCAAAGCTTATAACATTTGATTCTTTTGGAGATAGGTTGAATTATTTGTCCCTAATAAACAGAGGATACAAATCACCTCGAGAGATATCTAATAGATTCTATCGAAGCAAACTTTGGCGAGAACTTAGAGATTATGTTATCGCTAGAGACATGGGTTATGACTTAGGAGTTCCGGGAGTTAATATTGATGGACGAGTATTGGTTCATCATATGATTCCTGTAACCGAAGAAGACTTATTAGAATGGAATGAGGACATTCTTCTCAATCCGGATTTGCTAATAACTACTTCATACGAAACTCACGCTATAATCCACTACAAGAAAGTTTATCCAGAATCGAATTATACTGAAAGAACACCTGGAGACACTAAATTATGGTGAGGTGGATATGACAATTCTAAAAGACGTAAAGTCTGTTTTAGATTTTGCCTCAGAAGAAGACGACGGATTTGATTCACGATTAATCATGGAATTAGAAGGTATCATTGGTGAATTGTCTCAACTAACTTTACTAAACAAAGACTTTGTTATGGGGGAAGGTTCAAAATGGGAGCAATTATTAAATACCACTGACAACCATCTTCTTCGATTAGTTAAGCAGTATGTTTACTTAAACATCAGAATTAAATTTGACCCTCCTGCTGGGAGTGTACTTTCTTCATTGGAAAAATCTATTCAATCTACTGCTCATCGTATAATCATCCAAAAGGAGGATTTTAATGAGCCTAAATGATGAAAAACTTATTGCTGTTGTTTCGGATCTAGATGCCATTGAACACCACGGTGTTAAAGGTATGAAATGGGGATTCCGAAAACTTAAAAATCGATATGATTCTCACAATAAAATTAAAAAGGCTAATAAAGCTGCAAATAGTAAATGGAGTAAAAAATATAACAATCGACATGTTATGACTGACAAAGATCTTCGAAATGCAACGAATCGATTACGCATGGAGAATGATTTCGCAGAGCAAATCCAAAGAGCAAACAAAATCAATAAGACTAATAGTGGACCTACTGTTAAAGGTACTCTTAAGAAAGCTGCTGGTTTTGTTGTTCCTACAGTCGCTGGTGTAGCTCTTAAGACTGTCGCTAATGACTTTATGAAGAACAAGCCTAAGGATTATGCTCCTTTAACAACACAACTTGTTAAAGTAATTAAGAAATAGGAGATAACGTTTTGGTATTATCCAATAAAGCTTATCCGGAAGAATACATGAAGTTCAAAGAAGCAGTTCTTAGAGGTGAGATTCCGGTAAATCGAATGGTGTCTCTGGAAATGAACCGTATTGACTTCTTAATTGAGTCACCGGATTATTACTACGATAATCAAGCGATTGAAGGCTTTGTTAGATTTTGCGAAAATGAAATGACTCTAACAGACGGTAGTGATGTCACACTATTACCGTCCTTTAAATTATGGGCCGAGTGTGCCCTCGCTTGGTTTTACATTTCCGAGGACAAGGTATACAATCCTAAACTCGGTAAATGGGAAATAAAAACAAAATTTAAGCGACTCACGACCAAACAGTATCTTATTGTCGGACGTGGTGCCGCCAAATCTCTATACTCAACATACATGCAGGCATACATGTTGTTGATTGACACATCCACAACCCATCAGGTAGTTGCTGCTCCAACTATGAAGCAAGCTGAGGAAATTATGGGTCCATTTAGAACTGCTTTAAGTAGAGCTAAGGGTCCTCTGATTCAATATATGGTTCAAGGGTCTAAAATGACCGGTAATCTCACTCAGAAACAATTGTTGGCATCTACTAAGAAGGGTGTTGAAAATTTTGCCACGAATAGTCTCTTAGAAATAAGACCTATGTCTGTTGATAAGCTACAAGGTTTAAGATGTAAATATGCTTCCGTAGACGAATGGCTATCTGGGGAAGTTAGAGAAGATGTAATTGGTGCAATCGAACAAGGTGCATCCAAGAATGACAACTATCTCATAATCGCTACATCTTCCGAAGGAACTGCTCGTGACGGTGTCGGGGATACTATCAAGATGGAGTTGGTAGACATATTGGAAGGCCGATATTTCAATCCACATGTGTCTATCTGGTACTATAGACTCGACGACGTTAGAGAAGTGGCTTATCCAGAACTATGGATGAAAGCCAATCCCAATTTGGGAGCTACAGTTTCTTACGAAACTTATCGAAACGAAGTAGAACGTGCTGAGAATCAGCCTGCTACAAGAGCTGATACCCTTGCTAAACGTTTTGGTATCCCTGTTGAGGGGTATACATATTTCTTTGTGTATGAAGAAACTATACCTCATAGACCACAAAACTTCGATGGCCTAGAATGTACATTAGGAGCCGACTTGTCACAAGGGGATGACTTCTGTGCATTTACATTCTTATTCCCTCTTGGTAGGGGCAGGTTTGGTATAAAAACTAGGTCATATGTTTGCGAATCTAAACTTAAGAAACTAACTTCCGCAATGAGAAATCGTTACGACGAATTAATTGCTGAAGGAACTCTTATTGTTATGGACGGGGTAGTCTTAGACATGAACCGAGTCTATGATGACTTGACAGCAATGATTTACGAACATAAGTATGTTGTGTATGCTTTCGGTTATGACCCGTATAACGCTCGAGAATTCGTTGAACGATGGGTTCGAGACAATGGAGAATACGGTGTTGAGAAAGTAATACAAGGTGCCAAAACAGAATCTGTACCTATGGGAGAACTTAAAAACTTGGCTACAGAACGTCTTCTTATTTTCGATGAAGAACTTATGAAATTCGCTATGGGTAATGCTATAGCAATTCAGGACAACAACGGTAACTACAAATTATCTAAACGTCGTGCTGACGAAAAGATTGATAACGTTGCCGCGCTTATTGACGCATGGGTTGCGTATAAACGTAATCTAGACTTATTCGGATAGAAAGGCTGAAAATACTATGAGTATGTTTACTGATGGTTTACAACATGCCTGGTCTATGTTTAACCGAAATGACACAACATCATTAACCGAAACACAACCAGTGTTTCAACTATCAACTGAACCTAGAGCACTTAATCCTAACAATTCGATTCCGTCAAGAACATACGCTAGAGCTTCAATCTCTTCTATGATTTTTAACCGAATCGCTATGGATGCTAGTGCGGTTAAGTTTCAACACGTTAAATTGGCTGAAGACAAAGAGAATCAGACAGTTCAGTACGGGTCTTCATTACAACGATTATTTGAAGTCGAAATGAATATCGACCAGTCTGCTACCGATTTCTTTCATGATTTAGTATATTCTCTATTTGATGAAGGGGTTGTTGCTGCTGTTCCAATTGAAGCAACTTTAGACCCGACTCAATCTGACTCCTATGATATTAAGTCGATGCGTGTTGGTAAAATCATGGAATGGTATCCAACAAAAGTTCGTGTAAAAATTTATAACGAACATAAGGGGGATTTCTCAGAGGTTACAGTACCTAAGAAGATGTGTGCGATTATTGAAAATCCACTAGCAAATATTTTAGGTAATGATAACCCAACTATGAACCGCCTAATTCAAAAATTGTCTATCCTGGACAAACAAGATATTGATGCGGTTGCTAATAAATGGAACATGATTCTTCAACTTCCTGTCCCTGTCAGAAACGACATAAAGAGAAAAGAAGCTGATGCACGTGTGAAAGATATTGAGAAACAACTTCAAGATTCTAATTTGGGTATTGCATATATTACTGCTGATGAAAAGATTACTCAGTTAAACAGACAAATCAATTCCAATCTTATGGATGAGATTAAGTATTTGACTGATGAATTGTTAAGCCAAATCGGTTTGACTAAAGCAGTATTTGATGGAACCGCTAATGCGGAACAAATGCAAAACTATTATACAAGAACAATTGATCCAATTGTGACGCGAATTCAAGAAGAATTTCAACGAAAATTCATAACCAAGACTGGTTATACCCAAGGCCATCGTATTGTTACTTATAGTGACCCATTTAAATTGGTTCCTACAAGTCAACTTGCTACGATTGGCGATGCTTTGCTTCGTAACCGAATTCTTACTTCTAATGAATTCCGTGCAGTCATCGGATACGGTCCTATTGCCGACCCTATGGCCGACCAATTGTATAATCCAAATATCTCTGACGCTCGTCAAGATGTATCTATTCCTGGGTCTGTCGGGTCCCCTGAAGGTCAATATGATGAATACGCTCAATACCCCCAAGATGGAGAGTATTCTGAAGAGGACTTTCAAAATGGCGGCAAATAATGATGGAGGAAATGTCGTATAATGGATAAACATCCCAAGTATGATTTCGCGGGTTATGTAACTCGTAACGACACTCGTTGTACAGACGGTGTTATTATTCGACATGGTGCTTTCAAAGATAACAATGGACAAAAAGTTCCTTTGGTATGGTCGCATGACCATAGTACACCAGAGAACGTTATTGGTCATGTTATGTTGCATCATGCCAACGATGGCGTTTACGGCGAAGGATATTTCAACAATACTCCAAAAGCTCAAAGCGCCAAAGAACTCGTACAACATGGTGATATCTGGTCAATGTCTATTGGGGCAAATCGTATCAAACGTACGCCACAAAATGACGTTATCCATGGTAATATCTATGAAGTATCTCTTGTAGTCGCCGGAGCCAATCCAGGCGCTGTTATTACGGAAGTGTTACAGCACTCCGATAATCCTAATGAAGGGGAAACTATTATAATGGAAACTAACAATATTGTACATAAAGCAAACGATGTATTGCTTGGACAAGAACGTATTAGCCTCTTCGACCGTATTCAACACGCGGATGAAGGTGAAGCTACTGATATCATGGATGGAGTTCTTGGAACTCTTGACGAAGATCAACAAGAAGCAGTCGCTATTCTTACTGAAGCTGCTGTAAACGAAGCTTTGGAACAACATGAAGCTGCAATCGCAGAAGACTTTGAAGCCGCTGTGGATGAACGTGTTGGAGAAGTTTTGAGCGAACTTGCTGAAGACGATGATGATGAAGAAGAAACCGAATTAGAACAATCTGCCCTAGGAGGACAAATCATGCACTATAATGCATTTGGACAAAATGTAAATGACGAACAAGAAATTCGCCACTCACTTGAAGCTGCTTTGGAAACAGCTAAATCTACTGGTCGTACAGTAGGTCAAGTTCTTTCTGAAATGGACGGTGGCGACACTCTTAAACACTCAATGAACAACATTGACAAACTTTTCCCTGATCATGCACTTCAAGGTGGAGTACAAGTAATCTACTCACCTAACACTGCTACTGAGCACATCCTTAGCCGCGTAACAAAAGTTCCAACTGCATTTGTTAAATCAATCATGACAGACCTTTCTGACTTGACTGATGAACAACTTCGTGCCAAAGGTTACCTCAAGGGAACTGAAAAGAAAGAACAAATCATTTCTTTCTTGTCTCGTAAGACTGACCCACAAACAATCTATAAAAAACAATCAATCGACCGTGACGACCAAATCGATATCGGTCAACAACTTAACGTTGCTGCATTCTTCAACCAAGAAATGCGCATCAAGTTGAATGATGAAATTGCACAAGCTATCCTTGTATCTGACGGACGTTCAGCTGGTGATGCTGCTAAGATTAAAGAAGACAAGATTCGTCCAATCGCTAAAGAAGAAGACTTCTACACAATCAAAGCTTCTTACAATCCTAAAGCGCTTCTTGACGTATTCCAAACAGTTGCTGAAGAAAAGACTAAGATGCTTGGTTCTGGTACACCATCATTGTACATGAACCCACTATTCTTGACAAAACTTCGTTTCCTTCGCAACAAGAACGAACAATGGGTATTCGGTGGGCAACAACCTGCTACTAAAGAATATCTTGCTTCATTGTTCGGTGTTGCTGAAATCGTTGAAACAAACTTCTTGAAACCTGAAGAAATGATCATGGTTAACCTTGCTGACTACCAAATCGGTACAAACCGTGGTGGTGAAGTTAATACATTCGAACACTTCGATATCGACTACAACAAACAGAAATACCTTATCGAAACTCGCTTGTCTGGTGCGCTTACTCGTGCTAAATCTGCAGTATACTTTACTCCTGCTTCTGGATCAGCTACGACATCAGGACCAGCTGCTGCTGGAGTTCCTGGGGGATAATCCATGAAATTTAGCGGAAAAGCTGGTTTTAGAATTGATGACGTAGAAATCGAACCGGGTGTCTACGAGCCCAAAGTAGTCGTTAAGACTATCAAAGGGGATGTGGTAAGTAATCGTTACCAACATCAAAATAGCGACAAATCAACAATTGATAATGTTCGCATTACCAACCAGCTGTCTATTGTCGCTAATCAATTTTTTAATGAACACATCGCAAATTTGACATACATCGAATTTCAGGGGGTTAAATGGAAAGTCGAAAGTTTCGATATCCAACCGCCTCGCGTTGTTGTTAGTTTGGGAGGGGTATATAATGGGCAATCGACTGAACATGCATAATATTATCCTGAAAGCTGTTGAACAAACCGGTGAGAGGTACAAGGTTTATTATAACCCAATTGCAAACGTAAAATTAGAATATCCATGCATCATTTATCGACGCAAAGGGATTCATCAACGACATGCTGATGATATTAGGTATCATACACATACGTCGTATCAACTAACAATTATTGATAAAAGAGTAGAGTCGCCTGTTGTGGAGAAATTACTAGAAAATCAATATTGTACTTACAACAATGAGTTCGTATCAGAGAATATGAACCACACTATCATGACACTTAATTCTGGAGGAATTACAAATGGCTAAACTAGTATTTGACGAACTAGGAAAACGTTTTTATGAGACCGGTGTATCGAACGCCGTTCTTTTCCCACAAGCAGACGACGGAACATATCCTAAAGGTATTGCTTGGAATGGTATCACTGCTGCTAACGAATCACCATCAGGTGCTGAGTCTAACGACCAATACGCAGACAACATCGTTTACTTGTCTCTAACAGGTGCTGAGAAATTCGAAGGTACTATCGAAGCATTCTCTTCACCAGCTGAATTTGACGAATGTGACGGTATGAAAGAAATCAGTAAAGGTCTTACAGTTTCACAACAAACTCGTAAACCATTTGGTTTCGCTTACAAATCAATCCTTGGTAACGACACAAAAGGTAACGACTACGGTTACAAACTTCACATCTGGTATGGATGTAAAGCTGCTCCATCTGAGCGCTCTCACTCAACTGTAAACGACAGTCCAGAACCACAAAACCCATCATGGAGCATTTCATCAACTCCAGTTGCGGTACCAGATGCTAAACCATCATCTGTATTGACATTCAACTCAACTACAACTCCTGCTGACAAACTTAAGAAAATCGAAGATATTCTTTACGGAACTGAAGCTGCAGATGCACGTCTTCCATTGCCAACAGAATTGCTTGAATTGTTGAAATAATTTTTAAATCGGAGGTATTGACTTATGCTTAAACAACCAGTTACTTACGAGGATTTCGATGGAAACACTCAAACGGAAACTCTATATTTCAATCTTAACCGTATGGAATTGATTGCTTTCCAAAAACGCTATGGTAGCGAAAACATGGAAAACTACATCAACAAGTTGATTGAAGAAAAACAAATTGAACCAATGTACGATTTGTTGAATGACTTCGTTCTTACTGCCTACGGTGTTAAATCTGAAGATGGAAAACGCTTTATCAAGAGTGAACAAATTCGTGAAGAATTCAAACAATCACTTGCTTATGAAGCATTGATTGAAGATTTCCATGACGATTCTCGTAAGGTTCTTGAACACTTCATTTCTGGTGTTACTGCACATATTCGTGGACTTAATACGGCCGCTGCTGCAGCTGCTGCTAACTAGTTATTACAATGGAGGCGTGGATTTTACCCGCCTCTTTTTTGTTTTTATAAAATGTTTGAGGTGTGAATATTATGTCTGAGTTTTTAACTATAACTTTGGATGAGCTTGAAATGTGGGATGATAGCATATCTCAATTTATTATAAATGAACCCAAAGAAGATATTACTTTCAAATACACTCTAACCGTATTGGACAAGTGGGAAACGAAGTATAAGAAAAGATTTATCGATAATTCTGCCAACTTAGAACAACATGAGTTACTTGATTTTATAGTAATGATGGCCGATAAACCATTTGATATATCTCGTTTATCAGAAGCTAATTTTAGAGAAATTTTGAAGTATATGGAAGATACGCCTAGTGCTACAGAATTACCTAAAAACAATAATTCTAGTAGAGGTAAAGAGTATCACCGTAAGAAAATATTTACATCTGAGATAATTTATGCGATGATGGCTTTGAATCATATACCATTTGATTGGGAGAATAGAAATCTTAATAAATTGATTATGTTATTGAATTGTGTAGGTGCATTGCAAGAACCTCCTAAGAAAATGACACGAGCCGAAGCAATGGCAGAACATCAACAACAAGTTCTTAGAAATAGAAAAATAATGGAAGAAAGGAGGAAAAAGATGAATAATGCGAATTGAGCAATTTGGTGATTTTGGAAATTTGGAAAAATTTTTGAAAAGATCACGAAGATCTAATCTTGATATTTTGGGTAAAGCCATCATCGATGCTCTACGAGATGCCACTCCAGCAAATTCTGGAGAAACTGCAAATTCATGGGGGTATCGAATAACTCAAACATCGAGAGGTCAAGATTTAGAAATATTTAATACACATATCAATAAAGGAGTTAATATCGCCATAATTTTACATTATGGGCATGGTACTGGTACAGGAGGATATGTTCCTCCAAGACCATATATAGATTCTGCTATTGATGCTGCTTATAAGAAAACTATTAATAAAGTTTTAGAAGATTATCTAAAATAGAAAGGTAAACTATGGCTGGATATGTAGACGAAAAAGTCGCCAAGGTCACCTTAGACAACAAGGGCTTTTCTAAGAATGCTGATGACACTGTCGCTGCATTGGAACGAATGAAGAAAGCTTTTAGTAAAGTCAATGGTAAAGACGCGACTAAAAACATAGCCTCAGACATGTCGGAGATGAATGACACAATCTCAAAATCGACACAAAAATCTGAGGGATTACTATCTCGCCTTAAAGGAATTTTTAACCAAAGCGCTAAAGGTATTGACATGTCTAGCGCAGGTCAATCTATTGATAGAATGAATACTGACGTTGCTAGCAAAACTGCTACCACATCTTCAATTCTATCTCGACTAAAGGGTATTTTCCAAAAGGCAGATAATCATCAAGGGTTTCCGAACTCTATTAAATCTATCGATGGATTGAATTCGAAAGTATCGGGATTCGATGCTAGCCCGTTATCGAATGCGTTCGCTAAAGCGGCTAGTTCTGTACAAAATTCTCTATCTATTATGGATATTGCTTTAGGTAATGTCTTAGGCGG